TAAATTACTATCTTGTGTATTGTAATTTGATACTTTTTCTTCAGGACGACCTTGATCTAATGCTCCTTCTGGGTATTTAGGGTCATTAATATCATATCCGGTTGGTACACCTTTACTACCAGGATATCTACCTGAACCATATAATGAAGCTAATGCGTGTGGTGTTCCATATGCTTCTCCTGATTCTGCAGGATCGTTACCTTCTTCAAGAATTTGGCCCTGACGGAAAGCACGTTTTTGGTCTTCAATAATTAAATCTCTATATTCTTGATATTGGTCCTCGCTAAAATGGAATACATTGTCATATATCCAATCGGTAGGCATCAATTTAAGCTCCATCATTTGGGCCGCTAAATCAACTTTCTCTTTCATTAATGCGATTCTTTCTTGATCGTATATAATAGAAGGTGTAGTTAATGTAAGTTCAAAATTAGTTAATGCAGCTCCATCATACCCTTGTGCATATAAATGTACAAGTGCAATTTTTGTCAACTCAGATATAAGAATGCGTTGAATTCTTTCAACAGTTCGTGCGAACCTAATATCTTCAGCAGCTAATGTGGCTTTACCCTCTAAATCTGCTTCATATCCTAAGAATGCTTTTGGAACTTTTAAAGCAGCAAATAATTTATCTCTAAGGTATGTTACATCTTCAATAGCCGCGTAATCTAAACCTTTAGTATTTTCAATACGGGTTGTTTGGTCACCACCTCTTACAGGAATATAAAAATCCTCTAAGATATTCTGCATGTTGAATTTAAGGTTATAATCTCCTGTACTTGGATCAACATATGGTGTTTTCTTCATTTTGTTGATCATACGTTGCATGTATGTTTCAACTTCGTTTGGTGGAATGTTACCTACGTTTACAAAGAAAGTACGTTTTTCTGGGGCTCTAACAATCCTGTGGATAAGCATTGCGTCTTCCATCAATGTCATTTGCTTCCATATTTTTCTAGCAGGTTCTAGATATGATCTACCGTAAGGAAGGTAATTAAAATCCGATAATAAACGGAAATGGGCCATTTCATAATTATCAAATATAATCTCTCTACCCGCTATGGAACTCATCATTGGGGATACAATCTGCATTCCTAATGGGTTTTCTGATACTGAGTAGGTTGGGTCATATTTAAATTTTACATCTGCTGGATTTTGTGGGTCTATACCTTCTAATCTCATTATAGTATAAGAAGAAAACGGTATAACATTATATACCCCAAATTTTTCTGAAATTTCTAGTTTTAAGTAAAAATCCCCGTATTTAAGCATATTACGTGTCCATGACCATAAATTAAATTCTATGTTAAGAACATCGTAAAATAAGTTATATAGTATTTTTTGGACAGTTTCATCCGAGGAGCGTATTTGTAATACCTCTCCCATGTCATTACGTAAGGTAGCTTCATCAGATACAATATCAAGTGCAGAAGCTACAATAGCGTCTGTATCCATTGTTTCATAATCAGTATACAGTTGTATTCGTGAGGCTGGGAAGTTAATCTGTTGAGATAGGTTATAGTTCATACCCCCCGCTGTACTATACATCTTAGTAAATTTATCAAACAGTGAATTTGTTTGAAGCTGTCCTAAGGATTGGATTTGGTTTGAATCGACTACTTTGAGTTGGTTCCCCCCTACATTACGTATTATTACGTCTGTGGAGAATAGTCGTTTTAGTTTACCAAATAATGAAGTATCTGCCATTTTATATATATATAATAAATATTAGTTAATCTAGTAACCAGGAAATGTCTTCCTTATCACCATAGGGGTTTGTCATTTCGTATGGATTTTTAAATTGGTTTCCACCTTGAAATATAGTGGGGGCTTGGTGGTGAGAGGAATGGACACTTCCTAATGTTGCCCTTGCCATATCTACACCTTGTTGTTGAAAACGTAATGCTGTATCTCTTAAAAACATTCCAATACCGAAGGCCATAGTTAAATCATCATTATACCCCCCTAATGCTTGTGCCTTACCATGTTTCCAAACGAATGTTCTTAATTCTTCTAACAAACGTTTTGAGCGTATAGTAACGGAACGTTCATGAATATACGAAACCATTTTAGATATAACAAGTGGTCTTGTCTTCATTGATGTAGTAAAGCCCGGTACCATACCTTGCCCATTTTCAAAGCGGGAAATATATTGATCCGCATTACCCATTCCCACATCCATTTTAGGAGAATAGTAAAGGTTGCGATATCCTCTATCTATTAGTTGTTGTATCACAGCCCAGCCTATATTAGCGTTTTCTACTACAAGTAAAGCATCATTATATTCTGTTGCTATTGCGTATAAAACGTTTCCAAAGTCTTTTGTTGATATTTGTTGCTTAAATTCGGCTACTTGTGTAGCAGATTCTATATCCAATACATGAAATGCTGAATAGTCTTTTCCATCTCCACGAGCAACGTCTGCTACCACAACATATGTTCTAGAATAGTCTGGTATTTCCCATACCCATAAACTTCCGTCTACTCCTCGCTTTTCAACTGGGTCTTGGAGGAAGGTGCTTTCATAAAAGCTTAAAGTATCGGGTTCGATTACAGTATCTCCCGAGGTACTAAAATCACAGTCACATTCTTGGGCTGCCATACGATGACCAAGAATAATATCTTGTTGGTCTCTCCATTCTTGTGAACGTTCAGGGTGAACGGTCCATGGTAATCTTACAGGTATGAAAGTATTTTCCCTTGCTTCGGCCTTGGCCCATGTTGAGTGGAACCAGTTACCCGTACCATAAGGGGTAGATAAAGCTATACACCTACCACCAGTTGCCAACGTTTGTTGTGCGGAGGCAAATATCTCGTCAATTCCGTCAATAAAGGCAGCTTCATCTATTAATAGCATGGAAACCGCTTCTGAACGTCCGGCATCTGATGAGGCTGATGTGGCTTTGATTTGTGAACCGTTGGCGAGTCGTAGTGATAATTTATTGTGTTCGACTGTTTTTATCTGCATCCATTTAGGTAACTGATCATATGCGAATCGCACTTTGGTTACCATGTTTTTGGCAGTTTCTTGTTTAGTTGCAATACATAGTACGTTTTTATCCTTTTGGAATAACATTATCCATAAAGAAAAGGCTGAACATAGGGTTGATATACCTAACTGACGTGACTTATTTATAATAAGGTAGTCTTCGTTCTGCATGTGTTTAAGTACTTTTTCTTGAAAGGGATACAGGTTAAATTTGATTCTACCCAGTTTGGGGTTTTGAATCATATAGTACTTTTTCATCCAGTATACCGGATCTTGGGCACACTTGATGAATTCTTGTTTTATTATGGATTTTAAATCTTCAGCCATATTATTTAAGCACTATCGCTACGGCTGCTGCTAGTAATAGACCGGCACCTCCTACGAGTTTAGATTTTAGTTTAGCTTTGGCTAAATCTTGTTCTAATTTTTTGGATAGATTTTGGGATAAGGTAAGTTGTTCTCCTTTAACATTTAAAATGCTGTTGTAATTTGTAATCTTGCTATTAAGATCAAATATAACAATATCTTTTAAACCAACTTTGTTTTCTAATAAACCTATTTTAACATTTAATATAGAGATTTCTTCTTTGAAACTATCTCCAATAATAAGATCTTTAATTACTAGCTTTGCTATTGGTTTTTGTAATTGAATCGAGGATGTGTCTGTAGCGGTTTGTGAAAAAACGCTCAAGCTCATCATCATTAAAAAGATCGACAGAACTAACTTTTTCATTTGTTTTTTTATTTAAATAGACTATTTTATTGTCTTGCAAGTCTATCTTATTATCGAGGTTTGCTATTTGAAGGTTAAGTTCAAATATATTGTTATCTAAAAGTTTATTTTCATTATGTAAGGAATCGACCTTAGCTTCTAGCGCTTTTATTTTAGAGTTATATTCTTCAACGTATTTCTTTTTGGTGTCAAAGAAAGCATACATTAAAATGCATACACCTACTATGAATAATATTACAAACCTATTTTTGTATAACATTGTGTTATATATTGATACCTTTTAACTCTTCGTAGGCTTTTTTAGTTGCCTGGTATTCAGGTGTAAGGTCTTTTAATCTACTTTTGGCTAGATTTTTAACGTCTTCGGTTGGTGCATCTTTAAAGTATTTAAGATTAAGTTGCATTAAATTACTTAATTCTTTATATCTTTTAATTATGCCATCTTGTTTAGATAGTTTTTTGTTTAGAGATTTGTCACCAGCCGGTGCATTATCTTCGTCACCAGGGATTTCGACTGATATTTCATCCTCTTCAAAATCGTCAAAATCGTCTTGTTCTTTAACTTGTTGACTATCAACAGTTTTTATAGAGGCTAAAAGATTAAGCCTCTTAGATTCGGCTTCTGCTCTTTCCTTAGTTGGAAAATCTGTTACAATTTCTTCTCCTTTCCATACTTGGTAAGTATCATTAGTTTTTGAAAACTTTACATAGTGGTCATTGCCTTCGTATGCCTCTTTATAAAGGGTTTTATTTTTCCAGTTTCTAATGCTAAAATTATCTTCCATAGGGGTGTATGTTTTGTATATAAATATTACAGTTGAATAAAGCCAAGCATCTGCTCAATACGTTCATTAGTCGTACCTTTTAACATATGTAGATTTTTAATTCTATGCCCATATGTTCTAGTAAGATGGGTAATAGTATTATCTATAGATATTCTATAATTAGCATTAGTTTCTCTAATACCATTATCCTCTATATCAATACCTTCAGGGGAAATATAAAATATATAATCATATTCCTTTAAGAAATTAACAGCATATTCATTAAAATATTCTTTATCCTTATAGTCAATAGATTCAGCATTTTGTGTAAATGCCATCACATCAATTATAGTTCTATCAGTAATAACACTTTCATGCATTAATTCAGTACACCTCTCAGCTAAAAACACCGTTTGTCCTTTTAATGTAGAGTCAGTATTTAATGGGATACCTAACCCTTTAAGATATTTACTACGTTCAGTAGCAAATTCATAACCCTCAAATTGCTCTAATTTTTTTAAGGCATTAACAAGTGTAGTTTTGCCTACACTCATTGTACCACATAAACCTATTTTCATATATTAAAATCTTGATTGAACTTGGGGATTTTTGTCTGGGGTTACGCCATTTCTATCGCGTCTAAATTCTAGCCATGTTTCCTTATCACATTCAAAGCCATAAAGATAATATTCATCTTTTTTCTTAGTGCTTCTAGGATACTTAATAGCGGGACCATTCCAATTATGTAATTTGTTGTCGAAGAAGGTTATTTTTTCTCCTTCAGGTGTGGTAATGGTTCGTGTTGACCAGTCTTGTGCTTGTTTTTTCATATATAACATTTAAATTTCTATAATTTTAACACGTAAATGTACAAAGGAGCTTTCGCTCCTCCTACTATTTTCGTATATTTCTTTTATCTTTTAACCTTTTATTTTCATCATCAAGGTATTTTATTTTAACTTTTAATGCAGACATTTCTGTAGATAAGGTAGTAATAGTTTCCCTCATGTTGTCCTTATCCTCTGATGACTGGATTAGTAAAGCTTCAAGTTTGCCAACCCTAGATTGTAAGTCGTTTATAAAGCGTTCGTTAGCTCTTTGTGGGTTAGATTCTCTGTTTGCTTTGTATTTTAATCTTGCTTCGTAAAACCTCCAAGCTCCAACCGATCCAACGGAAGAAACTATTGCTATAATTGATGTAAATAAGTTATTTTCCATTTCAAGGTTTTAACACATATAAATATGTTAGTCTCTAACCACCCCACACCTTTCTGCTACTTCACTTCTTAAGTCTAAAAATAATTTTATTTCATTAAATTGTTTAGTTAAAAATGAATCGGCATTGTAATTATATAAAAAATATAAATCAACAGCCTCTAATATTTGTTCAAGTTCTTTATTTGATAAGGTCTTCGGCAACGTAGATTCCTTGTGAACCAGATACTGTAATTCCTCTAGCTGAGAGAGCGTCTCCGACGAAGTGGACATTTTCATATTTTGTAAGGCTTAAATTGGTATAATTGACTAATGGTTCGGGTGATAAATATTTTACCTCTGGTAGGTAAATGCCCCAATCGTCTTGAAGGGTTGGGAATACTTTCTTCATATCACTAATAAAATCTGTGATATATTCAAAATACCCCCCAAACGTTTCAGCTACTACCTGTAGCCCCATCCAACCTATTTGGTAAGTACTTACATCTATACCTTCAGAAGTGGTTGATGGTTTTCTTGTTGGACTATAATACAATCCCGTACCGTCTTTTTGTAATTTTTTAACTAAATTACGTGACCAATTGAAGGGATTATCTATATTTTTAATTTCCATTATAATACCAAAGTTGGTCATGTTGTTTCTATATTTCTCATCTTTTCGAGCGTGACCATTGTAGCTATGGTTACCATAAGTATCTTCTACGGCAACATATGCTGCATTGTTGTTTGTGCAGAATGAACGTAGAGATACGCCTTTATCCTCGTATTTTCTATATAATTTGAAATCGTAAGATATATCAATTAGTTTTTGAAAGTGTTCTTGTGGGGACTCGAATCGTACTCCAATTTGTACTGATTTTGGTTCGGTTGGTAGGTCGTATTTTTCTGCTAATTTTTTACCAAAGTCTATGCCTGATTTGCCTACACCAAATATAAGTGTATCATATGGTACTTTTAATCCACTAATACCAAGATTATTATTTTCAAATTTTAATTCTTGTTTTTCAAAATCAATATCCGTTACTTTAGTTTCCCATATAAATTCTACACCTTTAGATTCTAAGAAATCGAACCAATTTTTCCCTATTTCATGTAGATAATCTGTTCCAACGTGCCATACAGGGAATAAACGTAAACCGAAATAAGGTTTAATGAAATCTGGTTCCTCTATTGGGTTGGAGCATTGAACTTCTTCTGGTTTAGGATGAAAACGTTTAAAATTCTCGATTACCTGGTTCATCAACTCCATTGCTTTTTCATCACCACAATATTTTGATAATTGACCTCCGATTTCTGTGTGGTAAGTTAATTTACCATCAGACCAACCACCAGCTCCTAGAAAACCAGTCATTACATCGTCGTAAGGTCGATTGTATGGATTGTGTCCCATATCAATGATGGTAATTTTTCCATCAAAGTTGTTGTCAACTAATTTTGTGGCAGCGTTTACGCCCGCTACTCCAGCACCAATTATTACTACGTTTTTAGACATTCTTTTATTTTTTATTAACTGTTAAATATACAAACAAAAATGTGACTTCCCAAAGGAGGCCACAGATCTCTATATTTTATTTTATTCGACTGGCTATGAATCAGTCTGTATGTTTTGTTTTTTATGTTACTTATAGAGAATTTTATATTTTATCAGGTTGGCTGGAGTAATACCCAATCATATCCGTACGCATTGCTGTTTCTAATTCTTTATCTGTCATATTTTCAACACCCTCAAGAGAGTTGTTCACAAATTCAACCCACCCTTCATTATCTTTAAAAAAGGCATTGGCATTTATTTTACTACTATTAAATTGTTTTAAATAATCAAGTGCTTTTTGGTTATCAATCATGTAAAGTTCATCTTCACCCTCTTTGTATTTAATAATATATTTATTTTTAAGAGTTGGGGAATTTGTGGTAAATTCATCTTCAAACAATTGAAGTTTGGATTTTTTTCCAATTTCTTTTAATAGTCTACCTTCATTTAAGTATTTTTTAATATTAAAGTTTTCCATGTTGTTTTATTTACTATTTATTATAAATATTATCCTATTTTCATTCTAAAAATATTATTTAACCCCATAGAACTACTAATTTTAATATCCCCTGAATCTATTGCTGAATCTAATTGGTCGGCTGTAAATATTCTATAAGAGCCTGTTTTAGGGTTTCCTATCCATAAGTACTCCCATCCCTCTACTTCCGCATATAAGTTTAATTGTGCTTTAAAGATATCCGTATTTAATTTTTTAGTGTCAGATAATGAATCTGATGTAATGTATTCATCAATTTTTGAAGCACCTTCAGATGTAATATAAAAATCTTTTAATACATCTTTAGTAGCTTCTAAAGCTTTATTTTTATCAGCTCCCCCTTGAATAGCACGAGCTACGTTTTGTAATAAAATAGAAGCTATTGCTGTATCTTTACCGGCTTGTCCAACATACACTTCATCTACTAGATCTCCAAAATTTTCTTCTATAGATTTTGCACCTCTATTAAACCCTGCTGTACTTAAAAGACCTTTTTTCTGTCCCCATATTTTAGCATTATCTCCTTTTACTTCTATGTCTCCTCCACCTTTTAAACCTACATCACCTGTACCAGGGTTATCTGTATCTTCAAGCATAAAAACAAGAAATTCTTCCATTTTCCCAACCCCAACAGCAGCTTCAGAAGCACCTGTTGTGTATTGATAAAGCCAACTAACAAATTCATCTCCAAGGGGTTGGAAAGCTTTTATATTATTTATATTACCATCTTTAGGTAGATTAGTAAAATTAGGTTTATCGGATTTAATGTAATCTAATACTTCTTGTATATTATTAGAATTTAAAGCTTTATTATATATAGCTTGAGCCGCCCTATTGCTCATTTTTTTAGATTGGGTGTAGTTAAAGAAATCTTCTTTATATTCTACACCAGCTATACTATTACGGATTGAAGATAATTGCTCTTCTGAATATTCACCTGATTTAATTAAATCAATAATCTGTTGTTTTAATTCGGCAGATTCTATAATTAAACCTTCCTTTAAAATTTTAAATTTAAGAACCGACTTTTTTTTTTCTTCGCTTTCTTTCAAAATTTTGAATTTAAGTGTAGGGGTTTTAGCCTTTACTATAGGATCTTTTTCTTTAGTTTCAGCTAGTTCTTCTTCTCCTCCACCTTCATCTTCTGATGGTACTTCATCTTCTGAAGTTTCGTCAGCAGCATTTGTAGTGTTTTCTTCTTCAGCATCGGGTCCTTGTGCGCCAGGAGGGGTACCCATCGTTAATAGTTCAGCTATTGATTTTATAGCATATTCTTCTTCTCCTATG